ACTTAGGCGCAAATCCCCGAGAAGCGGAACGGATTTCACGTCTTTCGCCTATCATGCAAGCCAAAGAGATCGGGAAGATTGAGGCTCAGTTAGCCGCAAACCCACCGGTCAAAAAGACTTCAAACGCACCAGCGCCTATTTCACCTGTTTCAGCCCGTACGACCGGCTCACCGGCATACGATACGACTGATCCACGCTCTATCAAGTCAATGTCTACTTCCGAGTGGATTGAGGCAGAAAGATTGCGTCAGGTAAAGAAGCACGAAGCGCGTACCCTCCGCTAACTTATTTTAGGAATTATCATGGCAAATAGCATTCTAACCATTGACATGATCACCCGTAAATCCCTCGAAATCCTCGAGAACAACTTGGTGATCAGTCGCAACGTCAATCGTCAGTACGACGATTCATTCGCCGTTGAAGGCGCAAAAATCGGTTCAACCCTGCGTATTCGCTTACCCGACCGCGCGTTGGTAACTGACGGCGCCGCCTTGCAAGTGCAAGACGACAACGAACAGTTCACAACTTTGACTGTTTCAACCCAAAAGCACATTGGCGTGAACTTCACGTCTGCCGAACTCACCATGCAATTGGATGACTTCGCAGAGCGCGTTCTCAAGCCCCGTGTGTCGCAATTGGCATCAAGCGTTGACGCTGACGTGGCAACTGCCTACAAAGGCATTTACAACTCGGTAGGCACTCCTGGCTCGACTCCTTCGACTTCTGCCGTTCTGCTTGCAGCACAACAGAAACTCAACGAGTTTGCCACCCCCATGAGCCCACGTTATGCGACTGTTAACCCAGCCGCCAACGCCGGTTTGGTCGAGGGCTTGAAAGGTCTGTTTAACCCAACTGGTACTATCAGCCGTCAGTTTAAAAACGGTATGATGGGCGAAGGCGTATTGGGCTTAGACGAGATCAATATGTCGCAGTCGATTGTTCAGCACACCACCGGTGTTACACCAACTGCCCCAATCGTGGCAACTGCTGTGACTACCCAAGGTGCAACATCGCTTGACATCAGCTTCACAAGCGGCTCACCCACGTTCAAGATTGGTGACGTGTTCACTATCGCTGGCGTGTTTGCAGTCAACCCACAAACCCGTCAAACAACTGGTTCGCTGCAACAGTTTGTCGTAACTGCTGACGTAACTGTTTCGTCAACAACTACCGCAACTCTGTCAGTTCAACCACCTATGTTTACTTCAGCTAACGCCTTGGCTACTATCAGCGCGTTCCCAGCAGCTAGCGCTGTGCTGACGTTCTTGGGTGGATCGGCTACAGCGTATCCGCAAAACTTGATCTATCACAAAGATGCGATCACGTTGGCGACTGCTGACTTGCTGTTGCCACAGGGTGTTGACATGGCTTCACGCCAAGTGCATAACGGTATTTCGTTGCGTATCGTACGTCAGTACGACATCAACAACGACCGTATGCCTTGCCGTATTGACGTGTTGTACGGCTTTAACGCGGTTCGTCCGGTTACCGCCGTTCGTCTGTGGGGCTAAACAGAGTGGGGCTTCGGCCCCATTTTCTAAACTTTTCAAAGGAATTTCATCATGCCAACTCTTCCAAATGGCGCAGGCGGATATCAATTCGGTGACGGTAACGAAACCGAAATTAACATGGTCACGCAAGTGACTCCTACAGCTAAAACAGCCGCAGCCACTCTGACTGCTGCTGAATTGGCAACCGGCATCATCACCTATAACGGTGCTGCTGCTGCGTTAACAATGCCTTTGGGTACAGCTCTAGAAGCTGCTTTCCCAAGCATGAAAGTCAATAGCTGTTTTGACTTTTTCATTATCAACATTGGTGGCACAAACGCTGCTACGGTCACGGCTAACACCGGCGTGACTTTGGTTGGTACTGCTGCTGTTTCGGCAAACACTTCTTGCAATTGGCGTGTTCGCAAGACCGCTGAGAATACCTACGTCGCCTTGCGCGTCGCAGGTTAATGCAAAGAGGGGCGGGCGATCCTCGCCCCTCGCACAAGGATTCTGAATGCACATTTATCTCAAGCACCCCGTACACGGCAACAAAGTGGCAATTTCCGATGTGGAAGCCGAAGAGGACGTCAAAAACGGGTGGGAAGTATATAATTTAGACGCGCCTAAAGTAGAGGCTGCGCCTGTGAATGAGCTAAAACGACGTCGTAAAACGGAGTAGGTATGACTACAACCACAGCCGGTGATCAAATCAATGGGGCGCTACGCCTAATCGGTCAACTGGCTGAAGGTGAAGAACCGTCGGCAGCGACCGCTAATGATGCGTTAGTTGCACTTAATCAGATGATTGATTCATGGAACACCGAGCGCTTGTCGGTGTTCTCAACGCAAGATCAGGTCTTCTCTTGGGCACCAAACTTTGCCACGCGCACCCTTGGCCCCACGGGCGACTTTGTAGGCAACCGCCCTATTCTGATAGATGACTCGACTTACTTTCGTGATCCGTCATCTAACATTTCGTTTGGCATTAAGCTAATCAATCAGCAGCAGTACAACGGCATTGCGGTCAAGACCGTGACGTCCACATACCCGCAAGTTATGTTTGTAAACATGACTTACCCAAACATTACGATGACCGTCTATCCGGTGCCTACCAAGGTACTAGAGTGGCACATTATATCGGTTGAGGAGCTGACTACTGCTGCATTGTTGTCTACGCCCTTGGCGTTCCCGCCAGGCTACCTTCGCGCATTCCGTTACAACTTGGCTTGTGAGATTGCGCCTGAGTTTGGTGTTGAGCCTAGCCCCCAAGTGTCGCGCATTGCGATGTACTCTAAGCGCAACCTCAAACGCATCAACAACCCCGACGACATTATGTCGTTGCCGTACTCAATTGTTGCAACGCGTCAGCGCTTCAACATCTTTGCGGGCAACTATTAATGAAGTCGCCTATCCTCGGCTCCGCATATACGGCTCGCAGCGTCAACGCTGCTGATAACCGTATGATCAACTTGTTTCCCGAGGTGGTTGCCGAGGGTGGTCTAGAGCCTGCGTTTCTAAACCGCGCACCAGGTCTACGTTTGGTAGCAACTGTCGGCACCGGCCCCGTGCGGGGGCTTTGGCAATATGGTGGTTACGCTTACGTTGTGTCAGGCAATACGCTTTATAGAGTTGACGACCAATACGCCATTACAACGCTTGGTGTGGTTGCCAACGATGGCCCTGTGTCAATGACTGATGACGGTAACCATTTGTTTGTCGCTTGTAACGGGCCGAGCTTTGTCTACAACGCCACAACAAGCGCGTTTGGTCAGATTACCGACGTAGACTTCCCTGGCGCATTAACCGTGTCTTACCTTGCGGGCTATTTTGTGTTCATAGAACCCGATAGCCAACTTGTGTGGACGACTGCGCTGCTTGACCCACTCTCTATCGACCCTCTTGATTTTGCAAGCGCAGAGGGCGATCCTGACAACCTAGTATCTTCTATTACCGACCATTCTGAGATTTGGCTGTTTGGTACAAATTCGGTTGAGGTTTGGTATAACGCAGCAGCCGGTGCGGGTTTTCCCTTACAGAGAATCCAAGGCGCGTTCAATGAAATTGGTTGCGCTGCAACATTTTCTGTTGCCAAATTGGATAATGGGCTGTTTTGGTTAGGTGCGGATGACCGTGGGCGTGGCATTGTTTACCGCTCACAAGGCTACACCGGTGTGCGGATCAGCACCCACGCAGTCGAGTGGCAGATTCAGCAGTACGGTGACATCTCGGACGCCATTGCCTACACCTATCAACAAGATGGTCATGCGTTTTACGTCTTGACTTTTCCTACCGCCAAAGCAACTTGGGTGTTTGATGTGGCAGCGCAAGCGTGGCATGAGCGGGCAAGTTTTACTAACGGCGAATTTAGCCGCCACCGCAGCAATTGCCAAGTGTCGTTTAACCAAGAAATTATCGTAGGCGACTTTCAAAACGGCAATTTGTACGCCTTTGATTTGGAAGTCTACGCTGACGGCCCCCGCACTCAGAAATGGTTGCGTTCGTGGCGGGCGTTGCCCACCGGCACCAATAACTTTAAACGTACCGTCCAACATTCGTTGCAACTAAACTGCGAAACCGGTGTGGGGCTCCCTGGCGTGACTGAGGTGCCTGGTCGAGTTTATTTGAGCCCCTTGGTCGTATCGGGTTCACTTGGCATTGTCGATCAGATTGAAATTATTATTGCCGTGGATGATTTTGTGCAGCCTCAAGTCATGTTGCGTTGGTCAGATGACGGCGGTCACACTTGGTCAAACGAGCATTGGCGATCAATGGGCGGCGTGGGTGAGTACGGCAAGCGTGTCATTTGGCGTCGCCTTGGCATGACTGAAAAGTTGCGTGATCGGGTGTATGAGATTTCAGGCACCGATCCGGTCAAGATTGCGATCATGGCGGCTGAACTTAGTGTTGAGGCAACCCGAGCATGAACCCCACACAAATTACTGCGCCGCGCGTTCCTCTTGTTGACCCTAAAACGGGGTTGATTTCGCGTGAGTGGTATCGCTTTTTTAACGCAATGTACGAACAACTTGGGGGCGGCACGGGCGCTGCGTCGGGTACGTTCACAACAACTGATTCTAAAACCGTGACGGTTGTCAACGGCATCATTACAGGGATAGTCTAATGTCGATCAATCTTTCAGCCTTTGCCGGTGCGGGCGCGCAATTTTTTGACGCCAACGGCGCGCCTCTTACGGGCGGCTTGCTATACAGCTACCTGTCAGGCACGTCCACGCCGGTCACAACATACACCACCCGCGACGGCACAGCCAACAACACCAACCCTATCGTGTTGGATGCGGCAGGGCGCACACCGGCTGAGATTTGGTTAGACGGCGGGGTGCTGTACAAGTTTGTGTTGAAATCCTCGACTTACGTTCAGATTGGGTCATACGACAGCATTCCCGCTATTAACGACACGACTACGATTAACAACTTAATTACAGTTGCGGGTACAAACACGTTGACCGGCTTGGCTACCCCTGCGCTTGCGGGCTACGCCACCGGCGCGCAGTACAGTTTTATTGCCCAAAACAACAATACCGCAGCGGTCACAATTGACATCGACACGCTTGGTGTCAAGTCAATTACCAAAGTAGGGTCGATAGCGTTAGTGGCAAACGATATTATTGCAGGTGCTTTGTACGAAATAGCTTACGATGGCACAAGGTTTCAATTATTAACCCGCACTAGTGCATCTCAATTAGTTGTGGGTACAACAGCGCAGCGACCTTCATCGCCTACATCGGGCATGATTCGCCAAAATTCTACAACGGGCTTTCCTGAATGGTATGACACAGGAACCGCTGCTTGGATTCAATTTAATCAAGCGCCTAACTATTCTGTTAATTATCTAGTTGTAGCAGGCGGCGGGGGCGGGGGCTATTCTTTTGCAGGCGGTGGTGGTGCGGGTGGATTGTTAGCATCAACTGCAACATTAACCTCGGGAACAGGTTATACCGTTACCGTTGGCGCTGGCGGCGCCGGTGGTACATCGGGATCAACAACAGGCAATAACGGGTCAGCATCCGCAATTGTTACCGTAATAACCGCAACAGGCGGGGGCGGTGGTGGCGGGGGCACGTTAATTGGAAGTGCAGGCGGCTCAGGTGGTGGCGGTGGTGGTGGAACATCTACCGCAGGCGCAGGCGGGGCTGGCACAAGTGGACAAGGTAATGCAGGCGGTGCGGGTCAAGTTAACGCCACAAGCGCGCCTGGTGGCGGTGGTGGCGGTGCGGGTGCAGTCGGGGGAACTGCTGTCAATGATGGCGGCGTGGGTGGAGCAGGTTCATCAAACAGCATTAGTGGATCAGCAGTGACTTATGGCGGCGGTGGGGGCGGCGGTTGCGGCCCCTCAAACTCAGCGGGTCTTGGCGGCGCAGGTGGTGGTGGTGCGGGCTCAATTTCAACCGCAGGCACCGCAGGTACGGCAAACACGGGCGGTGGTGGTGGTGGCGGTGCTAACGCAAACAATGGCGGGGCTGGTGGTTCGGGGATTGTAATTATTTCCTACGCAGGCGCACAAAAAGGCACCGGCGGCACAGTCACATCAAGCGGAGGCAACACTATCCACACTTTCACAACTTCAGGAACATACACAGCATGAGTTACTTTGCAAAAGTAGTGGATGGTAAAGTTGTTTCAGTCATTGTTGCTGAACCTGAGTTTTTTGACACGTTTGTGGACTCGAGCCCTGGCACTTGGTTGCAAACTAGCTATAACACTCATGGTGGGGTGCATTACGGTAAAGACGGTCAACCGGACGACGGCGTAGAGTTAAGAGCCAATTACGCCGGTATTGGTTACATTTATGACGCGGTTAACGATGTGTTTTACGCACCGCAACCTTATCCATCGTGGACAATTAGCGCACCGACTTGGTTGTGGCAACCACCAGTACCCTACCCAACAGACGTTGGTGATTACGTTTGGGACGAGGTAACGCTATCTTGGGTGCTTGGGTGAAAGTAACCTTTGACCTCGACTTTCTAAAGCCAACCTTGCAGCAAAAGATTGACGTGCTGCAAGACGAACTTTTAAAAATGCCACAGGCTGACATTGTCACGACCCACGTTTTTAAAGACGGGCAGTACATTCGCACAATGATTGTGCCGCCCAACACGGTCATCGTGGGCGCGGCGCATAAATCACCCTATAAAGTTAGACTTGAAAAAGGTACAATTTCAGTCAACTTAGGCGACGAACTGCACACCCTGACCGCACCGCTAGAGTTAGACGCGCCAGCGGGTACGCGCCGAGTCGGGTGGGTAGGTAACGAAGAACTTGTATGGGTTGACATCTACGACAACCCTAGTGGTTGCACCGACATAGATGAGATTGAAGAGTTACTTTATGTCATTCCTGAATGCGGTTTGTTAGATAAAAGACTGGCGTTGGCAAACAATAATGCTAGGCTAGTCTTAACGGAGAATTGATATGGCTGGAGTTATTGTTGGTGCAGCAGCAATTAGTGCGGGCGCAAGTTTGCTTGGCAGCGCAAACAGTGCGCGCGCTGCGCGGGATGCTGCAAACACGCAGGCCGAAGCCGCAAGAGAGTCAGGGCAACTGTCGTATCAGATTTCGCAACAACAACTTGCTGCGCAAAAAGAAGCGCTTGACCGGCAGATTGCAGCCTCGGGCGCAACCGTTGACAAGCAACTTGTTGCCCAACGCGACGCGCTTGATCAGCAGATGGCTTTTCAACAACGAATGTACGACCAAACGCGCGAAGACTTTGCGCCGTACAGAGCGTCAGGCGTTGCCAACCTTAACCAACTCAACACGCTGTTAGGCATTGGTGGCAACACGGGCGCAGCAGACTACGGTCGTTTTGCTACGGCTGATTTTACGCCTGCTGATTTTACCGCTAACAAAGACCCTGGGTATGCGTTTCGTATTAGTGAAGGTTTAAAAGCTATTGATCGTCAAGCTGCTGCGCGTGGGGGGTTAATTTCAGGTAACGCATTAAAAGCTGCATCAGGTTATTCTAGTGATTTGGCATCCCAAGAATATAACGCCGCGTTTAATCGCTTTCAAACCATCCGTGGCAACACCCTTCAGCCATTTCAAGTGGGCGCTGCCGCCGGTCAAAGTGCAGCGGCAATGCAAGGTCAAGCCAACGCTAACTTCGGTAGCGCGGGCGGACAAGCTATCGGGCAGTTTGGTCAAGGCGCATCAGGCATCTACGGCAACGCCGGTAACGCTTTGAACACGGCGTATGGCAACTACGGGCAAGGCACAACAGGTGTGTTGAGCGCTTACGGCACAAACGCCACCAACGCGTTGACCGGCGGTGCTAACGCTACGGCGTCAGGTATTGTTGGCGGGGCGAACGCGTTTAACCAAGGGTTAGGCGGCATTAGCAATCTTGCCAACACTTACTATTTGAACAATTTGCTAAGTGGCAGAAATAGCGGCGGCGTTCCAATGAATCAAGCGCAGGGCGGGTTTAATTCAGGGTACGAAGCAAACGCGGGCGTTAATTTTGCAGGTTCAGGCAATTACGGTTAAGGATTAAATAATGGCACTCGACACCAACATTGCGCTCGGCGTAAAGCCTATTGAGCAGCCCAATATGCTTGCCCAAATGGGGCAGATGATGCAGATGCGTCAAATGCAACAAGGGTACGAAAGCGAAAACGCTTTGCGTGACTTTTACGCGCAAGGCGGTGATCTGTCTACCGCCGAAGGCAAGCGTCAATTGATGTCGCGTGCGCCCGCAGCGGGCATGAAACTTATCGGGCAACAAAGTGAAATCAGCGCTCGTGATATAAACACGGCTGAAAAATCTTTGGCTATGCTTAAAGACCAAGCCGGTTTGGTTAGAACCCCGCAAGACGCAGCCAACTGGCTAACTTCGTTTTATAAAAACCCGCTTACGCGCCCTTACGTTGAGGCTGTTGCGCCAATGGATCAAGCGTTAGCTGCAATCCCGACTGACCCCGCTGCACTTCAAGGGTGGCTGCGAAATGCGTCGTTAAAAGCCAAAGACATTTTTGAATCGGCTGATGCACAATTAAATGCGCGCTCACGCATTCAAGCAGCAGGTATTGGGGCAAACGCAACTATGCGCGGGCAAGACATTACTGATAAACGTTTGCGCGAACAATTTCAATACGATATTGAAAATCCTAAAATGACGCCTTTGGCGGGAGAAAAGGTTTTATCTGACGGCACTAAAGTGCCCGCGTATTATGGGTATGACAGCCGCACTAATTCTATGGTTGAAGTAGCCATGCCAACGGTAACTGTTGGCCCCGCTATAAACATACCTACGCCGGTCAATAATCTCGCCCCTGCAAACGTAAACAATCTTGGTATGCCGCCCGCCGGTGCTCCAACATCACCTGTAGTGCGCCCAGCTACAGCGGCGGTGCCATCTGCTGCCGCACCTTCTGCTGCAATGCCATCTGCCGCCGCGCCTACTTCGGTTGTGCCTGGCGCGCCAAATGCCCCCGCACAAGTTCGGTTTGGCCCCAAGAGTACGGCTGAAAACCTTACTGAAGCGCAAGGTAAATCAACAGGCTTTGCTTTACGCGCCAAACAAGCAAGCGACGTTCTTGACATAATTGGCAAAGACGGTAAAGTACAACCTGGTGTGCTTAAACGCGTGGGTGAATCGGTGCCGTTGGTTGGGGAAGGATTAGGTACGCTATTAAACGTAACCCAAACCCCGCCACAACAACAAGTTGAACAAGCCCAGCGCGCTTTTGTTAACGCCATCCTTCGTCAAGAATCAGGCGCGGCAATTAACGAATCTGAATTTGTTAACGCTAAAAAACAATACTTTCCGCAGCCTGGCGATTCAAAAGAAGTTATTGATCAAAAACGTTTAAACCGCGAAACTGCGGTTAGGGCGTTAGAGATTGCGGGTGGCCCAGGCATGAAACAAGCTGCGCCCACAACAGGAATTAAAGTCGGCACGGTTGAAGAAGGCTACAAATTTAAAGGTGGTGATCCCGCCAATAAAAATAACTGGGTGAAACAATAATGTCTGCGCCTTGGGAGAAGTACGCCGCCCCTGCTGAACCAGTTGCACAGTCAGGCCCGTGGTCTAAGTACGGCGGCGAAGGTATGCCAGTAGAGCGCAAACCCCTGACTATGGGCGAGTCGTTTATGACGCTGCCTTCTAGTATTTATCGAGGAGTTCAAGACGTCACCGACACACTTATTAAAGGCGGCGCAAGCGCACTTGACTATGCGGCGGGAACAAACACCCGAGCAGCCGTAGATGCCGCCGCCGCGCAACAAAACGCAGCGTATAACCAAACGTACGGCGATAACACTTTAGCAGGTACAGGGCGATTAGTTGGCAACATAGGAGCAACCTTTCCTGTGGGCGGCGCGTTAGCCGCACCTTTCCGAGCAGTAGCACCTGAAATTGCGCTTGCTTTGCAAACAGGTGGCTTTGGGGCTAAGACCCTAGCCGGTCGAGGGGCAGCGGGCGCAGTCACGGGCGCTGCATCAGCAGGGCTTGTAAACCCCGAAGACGCAGGTACAGGTGCTATTGTGGGCGCAGTAGTGCCTACCGTTGTTGCGCCGTTAGTTAAGGGCGGGGCTAAGTTAATTGCTAAAACTAGCGACCTATTTTCAGGCAATACCGCTAAAGTAAAAGCGGCTGAGATTGCTAGGGAAACACTTGGCGATCAAATACAACCAGCATTAATTGCGTTGGCTAATGCCGACCCTGCGCGCAAACTTACACCTTCACAGATATTGAAAGAAGCTGGCATTAAAGCCGAGCCTTTCATGGCGTTAGAAGCATTAGCAAAAAATAAAGACGTAAAGGGTTTTTACAGTACGTTAGAAGAATTGGCAACGCTCGGGCAACAAAACCAATTGGCACGATTGGCGGGCGGCAATACTCAGACTGAAATAGCTGAGTCATTAGCCGCAAACAAAAATGCGCTTACCGCACGAACAACGCCAATGAGGGTTACCGAGTTGCAAGCGGCAAATCAAGCCAATCAAGTTAGACAACGTTTGGAACCTACGCTTGCCCAAAAAGAAGCGTCTATGGTTGATGCGTTGCAAGGTCAAGGGCGGGCTGCAACGAATGCAGCGCAGCAAACTAACCTTGCGCGCGGCGGTGTTATTCCTTCAACTATGGGTACGGTGCCTAATACATTACCTTCGCCGTTAGGCGGCACAGGTGTGCCTCAACCTGTGTCGGGCGTAGTGCCAGGTATGCCGCGCTTGTCGCCTAGCATTACGTTAAACGCTGAACGTGCTGCTGAATCAAATGTTTTGTCGGCTGAGATGGCGGCACTTAAAACGCAACGTCAAGCCGAGCGTGATTTTTTACAAAGCCAAATTGGTAGCCTCGACGCGTATGGACTTAAACCGCTTAACATTAGCCCAATACTTAATACTATTGACAGCAAATTAGCAGACCCTAACTTGTACGGTCAGACGCAATTGCTTAATGTATTAAGCGGTTTGCGTGATGATTTTGCGGGTGCAGTTACCGCTAACGGCGGTGTAGCCGACGCGCGCGCGTTGTACAGTATGCGTAAAGCGGGTATTAGTCAAAAGATTGATGAGATGTACGGCTCGCTTGATCCATCTACCAAGCAACGGTTAACCGCTGACGTATTGGCGTCGGTCAAAGCACCAATTGACGAAGCAATTACGGCTGCTGGCGGCACAGGTTGGAATCGTTATCTGCAAACTTTTGAAACTGGTATGCAGCAACTTGACCAGCAAAGACTTGCGGCTATTGCACTAGACCGCTTTAAAGGCGACAAAGCAGGTTTTCTTAAACTTGTACGCGGCGACGATACAGACGCCGTAGAAAAAGTATTCGGTTACGGTAGTTCTAATATTTTTAAAGAATTAGGTCGTGACTCTGCCGTTCTGCAAAACATTGGTCGGGAGCTTGAGCGCGACATAGCTGTACAAGCGCAAGCTAAAGCGGGTTTGGGCGGTTTGAGCGGCATTATGACCAAGGATCAATCTACGTTGCGCCGTGTTGCCAACATCATTGGTCGTGGTGGTCGTGCGGCTGAACTTACGCTTGAGCAACTAGAAGGTAAAGTAGATCGTAAAGTTATCGATTCGCTGCGCGAAGGGTTCAAATCTAACAAAGACCTTTTGCAGATGATGTCTGCGTTGCCAAAAGAAGAAACTAGTGGTTTACTTAAAGCCTTAAAAGACACTAAGCAATGGAACGCAGCAGTTAACCGTGGCAGCGCGCAACTGTTTAACGACCGTACTAACCAACTTGCACCACCGTCTGAAAACCGCAATAACCTGAGGCCGTAACATGGATTGGCAAAACTTCATCAACTTAGGTGCCGGTAGTCTACTTGCGGTAGGCGGTTGGTTTTGTCGTCAGTTATGGGATTCGGTGAAAGAACTCAAGAAAGAAATTGCTGACTTGAAGCTGCACGTCAGCGACGCCTACGTCAAGAAATCCGAGATCGACACAATTAAGTCTGAGATGGACAAACGCTTTGACCGCGTCGAGATGTTGCTTGACCGCTTGTTCGATAAACTTGAATCGAAGGTAGACAAATAATGTTCCCTATCATGGATATTCTTGGCATTGGCATGAAGGTGCTGGACAAGTTTTTTCCTGATCCAGAACAAAAAGCCCGCGCCCAGCTTGAGTTAATGCAGATGCAGCAGAATGGCGAACTTGCCAAGATGCAAGCTGATATGCAAGAGCAAGGCGAACTCACCAAGCGCCAAGAAAACGACATGAGGTCTGACTCATGGCTCTCCAAAAACATTCGCCCTATGACCCTTATAGCCATTCTGGTTGGCTACTTCATCTTTGCCATGATGTCAGCGTTTGACCTTGATACAAACGAGAAGTACGTTGAACTGCTTGGTCAATGGGGAATGTTAATTATGAGCTTCTACTTTGGTGGCAGAACGCTTGAGAAGATCATCGACATGAAAAGCAAAACGCCCGAAAAGAGCGACAAGTAATGGTAACGGCTAAAAAGCCTGCGGTTAAACGAGCGCCAGTAAAACGGGTTGCAAAACCTGCGCCTGTTAGGAACCCAGACTTTACAGACAAGGTTGTTGATCTTATCAAGTGGGTGGACAGCCCGTTTAAGCTAATCTCGGTGGTGCTAATTGCATTTGTTGCGTTTGCTGGTTACTTTGCTTGGGATTCACGGCAAGTCATTCTTGGTGCAATC